AGATGTGTATAAGAGACAGAAACCACATAGTATCTAGTTGATTTTTTATATCTTTTATACTATCTGGGTTTTCTTTTAATGCATTTAAGTCGATATTATATTTTTCGGAAAGTCTATTTAGGCTTCTTTGCGAAATTGTGCTAAGTTCTCCCTCAAGATATTTATCAAGATATTTATTTTTGAGTAAGTTGTACTCATTATCTAGTCGATCAAAATCACTTTGTAACTCATCAATTTCTTTTTTTGCATAGTGATTAAATAAAGGACTGTTCGTATATTCATTGATAAACACTTCTTTTTCTTGTTCTGGTAACGCATTAATTGCTGCATTTAAATTTTGCTTTGTTTCTTTACTTAAAACATTTAACGACTGTTGTTCATCAATCATTGTTTTAGTATCTGGAACATCAACTTTAAATAATGTGCCTTTATCAACATCATGAATTAAAGATAATTCACGTCTATATAAATCAGATACTTTTTTATCTTTAGCAAAATACAAACCCCATCCATGTACTTGATTACCCTCACCAGTACCAATAGCACCTAAATCAAATTCATCAAAGTCATGTGGTGAACCATGCCATGCTGATTGATAATACTGATAATTATGTTTCTTTCGGAGATTGTCTAAATCTTTTTCATTTGGTATACTATTAATAAATGAACGACTTAGTTTAATCCCCCCAAGCCATGGTGGCTGGTTTTCTGGATTATTACTAAGTCGTTCTTTGTTTATATATATTAAATCCCCACCCAATAACAAATCATAATACGCTATATTGGTATTTCTAGCATAATAAGATTGTACAACATGATAATCACCTCTATTATTATATTTGTTCAATAATATTGGCATCATTATAGGCTTTCCGTTTAAACCAATTACTTCAGTTATAATGATAATTTTTTGGCCATTATCTGCACTAAATATTGCAGATGGATTTGCAATGGTATTAGGTAACTGTTTCAACATATCAATGGAAACTGTATCACTATGTCCGGATAAAATTCTTTTACCGTTAGAATCAAATACAGGTGCGCGCAATATTTTATGCAAAACACCGCCTGTAATTTTGATTTTTTTTAAGTCAAGATTAATTAATTCAAAGACTAATGGTGAATCCATTATATCTATTGTTTTTTTACTTCCTATATTATTAGCATTATCTACATTGTTAGCCCAATCACTTAATACTTTATCTAGTTTGCTTTCCCATACTGCTTTTGTATTTTGATTATACCCTTTTTGTTTTTCTAAAACTGCATCCATTTTGATTCGAACGCTATCACGGAAATAATCCATAGCGGTATAACCGCCTTTGCCCTTTTGCCGCATATATTGTGCCATTACATCAGCATGTTGTGCCATTAACAACGCATTAGCTTTTGCCGTTTCACGTTGTTTTCTATCGGTACTTTCGCCAATCGCTTTAACAACTTTGTTGTACACTTCATAGCCACTCTTGGATAATTGCATCCGTAACGCTATATCGTTATCGGCTAATGTGAAAATCTTATCATGCAATCTCTCAAGGCTTTCAATTTGTTGTAGCGTATGTTCCATATCAGCATGATGGATATTGCTTTGGTTAAGTGCTTCCGCATTATCAGCAAATGCAATTTGTGCTTTTGCTACGCTTGAATGAAACGCTGCACGTCTACGTTCTGCATTCGTGCGTGGTGCTTTACCGCCATTATTAGACTTGTAATCAGTCAACCATTGTGGCTCTACACCACTTGCTGTAGCTTCTTTAATATCATTGTCCATGTTGTCAAAGTCGCTTGCGTAGTTTTCACGATACTCTTGCACTAGGTTTTTGTACAGGTTGTTGTATGCTTGCTTAACCTGTGTAGGATTAGCAAATACTTGTTCTAGTACTTCACGATCTACATCGCTTGCATCTTCAAATTCATCACGGATAATACTTTCTTTAACTCGTTGTGCTTTCTTTTCGGTAGCATCAACTAGGTTATTATTAAAGGCTTCCACTTCCGCTTTTGCACGTTCAAGGGTTTTCATAGACATACCGCCACGAGTAAAGTAAGTACTTTCTTCTAGGGCCTTTACAGTTTCTTCCGTCAAGCCACCGCTTAATTGCGCATACTTCCCAATTGGAACAGGAATATCTGCGTTAGCTTCAATGCTCTTAGATACTTCCTCTTGTGTTACCAAACCGCTATCAATCATATTTTTAATGGCTTGTTGACCCTCTTCAGTTTCTGCCATTTCGTTTACATTTACATATGCAGTAGATACACCTACATTATCGCCCTGTGCTTGTACAATTTTTCCGTACAACTCAGGGTTTTCTTTTGCCATTTTATTTGATGCTGCATCTTGTTTCAATGCTTGCATAATAGCAGTACCATTTCGATTTTGTTCTGCCATGATTGCGTGTTGTTGTTCTTCAGGTGTTAGCTTTTGAAATTCATGAAACACTTTCATAGTGTGAATACCACTCACACCGCCACCGATTGCACCTAAACCGATTACGGCTGGTAATGCTTGTAGCATTGCACCACCTGCACCTACCGCCATATCGCCTATAGAATATACACCCTCTGGGTCATTAGCATTGCGGTATAGGTTATGTTGGAATTTTTCGTTGATGTCTTGCAAGCCCTCTTCGACTAATTCAGAACCGCCAGCCTTAACAGATGCTTTGGCCATTTGTGCAACAGTAGTGCCAATGCCCCTGTTAAATGTTGCGATTGTATCACTTGTAGCACCTTGTAATACTTTTGACATTACCGCTTTAGGTGCTACTTTACCTACACCCTTAATCATAAAACGTGTAGATGCCATTTCAATACCTGTATCAACTGCAGCATATGTCATAGCGTATTTATAGGCTTCATCATTAGAGTATACTTTATTACCATTTGCATCACGTTTATTAATGAGTTCTAGGTATTTGTTCCCGAATGACATTTTGTACATTTCATATGCCATATCAGCACCGCCACCCCATTTAGCACCAGTTACTGCACCTGCGCCTATACCTACACCATCGGTAGTTAAACCGCCAATTACCGCACCAATTGCACCGCCTATAATTGCACCTCTACCGCCTTGTTTGCCCATCATATATGCTTGTGCTGCCGTATCACCTACAATTGATTGTAATGGATTAAGTGCATCTGCTTTTCTGTATTGTTGTAAGTTGCCTTGCAATCGTTCCATTTCATCGTTGAGTTCTTTAATTCTATCCGTATCAGTAGTATGTGCCATTTCAAAACCAACATCACCTAGTTTCATTTGGTCGTTCATGGCCCATACGCTTTGTTGGATGCTGTCAAAAATACCACGTGTAGCTTTTACCGATTGTAAATTTTGAATGGCTTGAATACCCTCAGCTTGTGAGTTGTATTTTACTTTATACATTTCTGGGTATTCATCATAGATTTCTTGTACGGTTCTACCTCTATCAACTTGTGCAGCTAATGTTGCAGCTGTTCTAAATCCATCTTCATTACTATTCATGATTACATCAGCACCGATATTTAATTTGTTTGCATATTCTAGTGCAGCGTTGGCTTTTAATTCATCATTATTATATTTGAATTGTAATGCGGATGTTCTGAATGTTGCATTATATGCAATACTAGGGTCAATGCCTGTTGCATCTGCAATAGCTTTTAACCTATCCGCAACAAGCATTTTATTGTCATTACCTGTTGTATCAATTATGAACGGCTTATCCTTTACAGTATCAGCAATAGAAGATACCGCATCAATAGCATTGCCAATAACACCATTAACAGGTTTTAACTCTGTTTGATGTTCGTCTAAATTGACTGTGCCGTTCGGTTGATACTTATTAAAATGCCATTGATTAGCCATTATGCTATCTCCTTAGTTATCTAAATCACCAAATGTTTGATGGAATGTACGTTCATCGTAATCGTTGTAATCGCCATTTTCGTCTGTGCCACCATTTCTATATAATCTTACGTAGTGTCCACCATCATCACCTATTACAGGTTTGTAATCCACATATCCTGCACCATGTAAAGTTGCAAGTGCCACATTGCTTTGATAGTTTTCTCCACTTTCCCATAAATGGTTTACTTGAGTTGTTTGTATTACTTTAGGGCCTGCAATTTGATTTGCATACCATATCTGATCACCAACGCTTGGTGGCTCTCCATGTTCCATCAGGTATTTTTGCCACCAAGCACTAAAATCTTTTCTAAATCCATCTTTAAATAATCCTTTTTGACTATCTTTCAATCCGTCCATTGCATCGTTCATTACAGATTGAACGGCGGATAAATCAACAGAATATGAACCTGTTCCGTTATCTCTGTCAGTTAATTCTTTATTCAATTGGCTCATTTCTTGCATGGAAAGGCTTCCGTTTTCTGCTGCGTATTTTAAAATATCGCTAGCAGGTGTGCCATTCTGTATCATTTGTACAATGTTCGTTTTGTACGCTGCATTATTGGCTGCAGCCGCTTCTGCACGTTCCGCTTTTATAAATCCATTTCTAGCAGCACCAAATCTTAGGATTAATTCAGGATTTCCAGCAGTAGATCTATCTAAAAAATCAGCTAATTCAGCATTAGATGCACCATTTTTTTGCATTTCAAAATACTGTAATTTAATCGCTTTCTCTTGTCGGCTCAATTCTTCTTCACGTGCTTTTTTACGCTTCCCAACTTCAACATCATAGGCTTTTAAATACATATTGCGTTCTTCTAACAATTCCCCATCAGTTAATTGTCTACCGCTTCCACTAAACTTACCAATACCAACTATAGGGTAAATATCAGCACCAACAATGGATACACCACTACTACCAGCCTGTGCGACTTTACCATCACCCATATATACACCTACATGTGTTACCCCTTTATAGGCTTTATCATCCGAGTTAATAGCATTAGGGTCATCACTCGTTGCCCATCTAGCTTCATTACTCGGAACGTGCCAGAATACTAAATCGCCTTTTTTAGCTTGTGATATATCGGTTGTAAGTTTACCCTCTTGTTCAGCTTGTAGGTATTGTCCATCAGCCGTTCTATAATTTAGCTTAACCCCTGCACTTGCTAATGTATCAAGCGTAAATTTACCACAATCAGTAGCATCACCACCATCACTACCTAGCACATAAGGTTTACCAATAGAACCATTTACCGCACTATCTAATGCAGCGATATTGATAGAACCGCCTTTGTTTTGATTCCTTAATCCATTTACATATGCATCAGCTGCTTTCTCTCGTCCACCCTCACCATATGTATCAACATCACCAGAAATCTTTCCATTTATAGTTTGTTGCGAATTAACTTGTTGAAACGCTGCGTCAGCCTTGGCTAATATTCCCTCGCTTACACCTGCTTGCCGTAATGCTGCAATAACCTGTGGGCCATATTTTATATCATTTCTCGTTACTGCTTCATTAACAACGCTTTGACCGATAGTATCGTATACTTCTTGTTTTTTGCCTTTTACAAATTCTTCACCACGATCACCATACATTAATTCGATATTCTTACCAATACCATCTAATGCAGTTTGTACTACATTAGGGTTATTAAAACCTAGCACGGCTATTTGTTTAGATTGGTCTAGGTTGTTATTAAAAGTAACATCCTTGTACTTTTCACGTTCTGACCGCTCGTGTACTTGAACCCTTGTGCTATTAGCGATTGTATCGTTATCTGCCATTCTTAAAAATCTATCCCTAATTCGATTATTATTAGGTAGATTATCTAGTATTTCGTGTCTAGCCTTGCTTTCAATTTCATTGAATGAATATCCGATATTAGCTGCACCACCTAATGAGGTATGTAACAATCCACTATCTTCATTTGTTAGTGCATCTGAAATGCGTTTTTTATAGTCTGTTTCAGCGTTCATGTAGGCTATATTTAAATCTTCATCAAGTTTCTTTTGATATTGTTCGTTAATATTAGCAATTCCATTGGCGATGCTACGCAACCCGCTTTGGTCTGCACCATATGCAATTTCGTTTGCGTAATTGTGTATCTGTCCATTAATGGTATTTAGTTGTTCTTGGTTTTCATAATTAACAAGTTTCATATCAGCCTACCTATATCTAACCTTACGTACAGTAATAACAGATGATGGACCTGTGCCGTTTTCCATTCGCATTGTGTCCGCTTGTCGCATTCCACTAAATGCATCAAACGTTGTATCACCACCATATATAGTCTTGTACTTTTTAGCACTCGCACTACTACCTGCATATTGTTGTTTCAATCCGTACATACTAGATGCACCACTCAAGATAGTACCGAGCATTTGCAACCGCCCTTGCGTTTTAGCATTAGATGCAGCTGCTCTTGCACTACTAGCTTCATTGCGATAATTAACACCATTAAGATATTCATTGTAGATACTGTTATTCTTGTTAGTTTCCCAATTGTTAATATCTTTGTTGTATTCATCGTAGCTACTAGCCATTAACTGTAATGGTGTACCACTCATGGATAACCCTGTAGCGCCTGCTTCCGCCGTATTCTGACCTGCAATCAACCGCATTTTATTGTCCATCTTATCACGCTCTTGTAATGCTTGATTGGCAATATCCTGTTGTTTCCTATCAGATATTCGTGCATTAGCTTCTGCTGCTTGTGCTTGTGCGTTATACATTGCAGTTTGTGCTTTAGTTTGTTGATGTTGACCCCATAATGTAGTAACCAATTGACCTGCCATCAATGCAATAGGATTACACATTCGCATCCCCCTTTCTCAATGTAAATAGTTCCATTCCGTTATGTGTAATATCAGAATGAATAACCGCCCCTAGTGATGTAAGCCATCGCTTCGAGCGGTTATTTTTCTTATGTATGAAATTGAATAAACATTCATGAGTGGATAACCACTCTTTTATGATTGCGTTACTTCGTTTTAGAAATTCCTTTTGTAATTTCAAATTAGTATCTAGTATCTTATTCCCTAGGAAATAAATACAGTGCATTCCGTTGATTGGCTTTTTTGAAATACCATATACGGCTATTGGTACATTATTCTCAATTACAATGTGGTTTTCATAATCATCACTACATATATCCCTTACAAAATCATTTTTTCCATAATTCGGAAAATTTTGGTTCGCTATATTGACCTCTAAGGTGTCTATGGCTCGTAAGTTGATATATAAGTAATGAATTAATGAAGTGTGCCTTACAGGGCAAATATTAAAGTCCTGTAACATTTGGAAAACCACCACCTATTTCTATTTCTCTTGTAACGCTCAAAAGGTTAAACGGATAAGGTTTTTCGTGCAAAATACATACAGATGCATCAGTTGAGTACACTCCATCGAATTTTGGCAATACGCATACCTTATCACCGCTATATAATTTAAGTGGTGGTAATGAAATATCATCCATATGGTTGAAGTTTCTTCCGATTTTACCACCGAATGAATTTAAGATGTTTATCGATAATCTACTCATCGTTAATTGTCGGCCTTGTAATGTGCCATCTTGTATTTGCATTTCAATACTTGGAATACGTAATCGTGTAGTGTAGTTAATACCAACGGCTACACTTTGTGCTTTACCATCGATATTAATAATTGCCGTAGGTGGTACTTCCTTAATTGGCCGTTCCCTACCATTTACAACGATTTGCACATCCTCACCAATCAGATGAGGTACTGTGATAGTGTTGATATTCTCTGTGCTAGTTTGTCTGATATAACAATCCATATACACGTTGTTATTATCAGCGTTATACATTGGCTCAAATCGTTCTATGCACATCACTGTACCGCTTTTGAAATCACGTTCAACGATCACATACAAACTATCTTGTTCGCCCTCAGCTACACTCTCAGCGTATTTGTATTTGCCTTTTGTGGTGAAGTGCGACCATGCATACACCTTTTGTTCTGGTATATACGTTAGACAATCGATATTGCCATCATCTGTTACGTAGTAAACGATACTATCTGGATCTTGTGCATAAGCGCTGGTAATAAAATTACGATACTTTGTCAGATGCTTAACGAATAGAGTTAGGTCAGCCCCTGTGTAGTTATCGCTTTCATACGAGTAACCTAAATCACGCACTACGCACCCTCTAGCTTGCACGTACACGCATCTATTCCCTATGTATTGTGGCTCACATTCAGATGCACCACGTTGTGTTTGTGTGCGCAAATTGCAGTTAGTCGGTGTGATAGTTTTAGAACCATCTATAATCCATTCGTTGCCACTGGTTAAAATCAATAAGTCATTAGCAGGTATCAAGTGTCTAATGTCATACATTTTGCGGTTAATTACTGGTAGTGTGATTGCACTATCATCTGTAATCGTACCGCCTACCTTTTCTACACCAAAGTTTGAATAATCACCTGTGCGACTGAACCATATGTAGTTAGGATATTGATTACTAGATGCTAGGATAAACCTATCTTGATAAAACGTACATACACGAGGATAACCAAGGCCTTTACCCCATTGTCCAAATCTGAATTTAGAGGTGGCTTCGTTATCTACAACGCTATTCAATACATTTACTTTAACGTGCTTACTATCAACAAATTCTTTAATTTCAACTACACCATAATTAGAATGTGGCAAGAATGATAGGTCTACATTTACGCTGCCACCTTTTAAATCTGATACAACTTTCAATTTAGCACTAGGTGTAACCTTGCCTGTGTCGGTTACGTTGTAGTCATTGTTAGATGTATATACCCTGTAATCTTTCCATGTAGTGCCGTTGTCATTGCTGATTTGGATTTTAACAGTGCCATTCCAAGTGCCATGTGATGTGAATTTCCACGATAAATCCTCATCACTACTGAATTGTTCTACATCATAATTGATGTTGTTGTATTTATTTTCAGCCATAAGAATACGTTCATCATCACCATCATAACTGCCTTTTATCACTTTTCCTGTTTCACTTGTTGTAATTGCTTTTATATAATGTTCAATCTGCATGACAGAATGAACCATATCAGCATTGAATATATCTTTTGTGGCTGTTAAGGTATCGCCATTTAAGATTACAGTACTTTTTTTGTCGATGTTGACTTCGCCGTATGGTTGCTCAGATAACTTATATGTATCAAATCGCCAGTCTGTATCACTATATCGTGATAGCGTTTTAACGGGATACTTGCCACTACAAATGAACATTACATCGCCACTTTGGATGCAGTTCAATTTATCGACTACATCGCTTTCAAATGGTGTCTGTAATTCAATACCCGTATAAATACCATTTCGCCACACTCGGATATACTGCTCACCGATTTCAAGCAGGAATGATTTATTCTTTTCGGCCGTAAATTCAAATAGCCGTGTAGACTTATCCTTGTTTTTAACTTGTCCTATATACTCTGACCCTTGCCGTCTAGCTACTGCGCCATAAGGTCTGATGACTGCATTTTCTGCTAACAGTAATGCACTTTTGAATTGATCTAAGTCAAACCGCCTAGATACATCTGGCGAAATCTCACCAGTTGTAAATGCAAGTTGTGATATATACATTGGTTTCATGATTACCAACTCCTTGCTTTTACATAGTTAGAAATATATGGCATATCTTGCCTACGTTCTTTAGCGCTTAAACTCTTGGCCTCTTGCGTTGCTGCTTGATAGAGTTTATAGCATTGGTCGAATAAACCGCTATTGCCAGTTAATGGCATGGCTAGTTCTGACCCCATTTTAGATTTCAAGGCCTGTACGAATACAGGACTGAATACATCTATATCTTGCACATCGTACACGTAATCAATATACGCAAGCGGTACATCACTTACTATGTACTTTGTGTTATCGTCAATAGTAAACACATCATATTCCTTTTGGCTTTCCGCTCTAAATCGTTCACCTTTAGGAATAACCCCTAAAATACGTAAGCACTTTTCAGGATACGCATAAACAAATTCATAGCCAGCTAACTTATGTTCAGATAACACGCACTCTTCACGCTTTCGTGCAAAATTCCATTCGTATTGAGATAGTAGCATCTTGCGTGTTGCATCATAATGCAATCTGCATTGTCTAGCCGTTTCTGTTTCTTCATCAAGGCCGTATATCCTACCGCCATTGATTAATGACAAAGCCATGTTGCAAATATCAGTAGGTGTCATATTGCCCCCTTTTTATAGTGAAAAAGAGGGATGCATAAGCACCCCTCATTCTGTTATTCTGCAGTTTCTTCCGATTTCTTGCCTTTAGATTTAGTCTTTGGCTTTTCTTCGCCATCTTCGGTTTCTTCGGTTTCTTCTGCGCCTACAGCTTCAAACAAATCATTGAAGTAATCTTTATCGTATTCAGCTACTTCTTCTTTTGTAAGTTCTACTGTTTGTCCTTCTTCAATTAAACCCTTTGTATTGTGATACAAAGTTACTTTTGCAATGTATTCCATGTTACCCCCTATTTGCTAGTGATACCGCTAGTTAAGAATACAGAAATCGTACCAGCCGTTGCATTGTTGACATTAGCACGTGTATAACGTTTAACACCATTTGCTAAACGTACTTTATATTCGTACCCAGCTGGTGCATTGGCTGGTAATGTAATACCATGCAACAATACAGGATTAGCAATGTTTTCTGTATCAGATGTATATACGTTGATTAATGCAGTACCAGTTAATGCTTTGTCTACACGAACAACTAACCACAAGTTAGGGTCAGCATCACCGCTAGTAACCATAACATCGGAGCTGACATTGCCAGATAATTCACGTTTCCAATGGAATGTATTTAAAGTATCGATAATCATGTATTTTCTCCTCTCTACTATGCAGTAACACGTGCTTCTGTGGAAAGCAATGCATCAATTTTACGAACAGGAATACCATTCGCACGAGTAACCATTTTACCCATTTCCATATCTTCTGTGATAGTAGAACCATGCACTTTGTTCTTTTGCAAGCGTAAGAATGTACGCAATTCTTGGTTCATGTACCATACTGGTCGACATCCTGTGAGAGATTGCATTTTTTCTTCTGCACGGATCATCAAGTTAATCAAGTTAGGGCCTGCGGAAATATCTTCTTTGATAGATTTCATATCGATATTAGCAATACGTACTACATATCTCCAGTCACGCACGGATAAACCGATGTTTTCTTTGAAATGAGTTCGATAAGCTTGGAACATAGAACCATCAGCTTTAGTTACTGTTACTTCGCCCAAATCTTCTTGTTCTAAACCGCCTTGACTGCCACGTGGATAAATACCATGTACAGTAAGAGGGCCCCAACCTACAAGCCACATAGAGGCAAGATTAGCAGTACCGCCTGCATCAATAATGTTTTTAGCACAATCAGCTTTTTTTGTATCCAATGTATTGAAACGTGCGGATAAGCCAATGAATTTTTCTGGTGTAGTTTCATCACCATAGAAAAGTGTGCGTGTGATTTCTTGGCCCATACTTTCAACAAATGCAGCATCTTCTGTTGCACGGAACGCTACAGGGTCATTAGAAAGTTTAACCAAGTCTTTATCCACTTCGGAATACGATTCCAACATACCACAAGTATCAATGATTTGTTTGGTAGTGGATTTAGATGGTTGTACACCGCCATACAACATGCGCCATGTAGTGGATGGTAATCCAGTACGTACAGTTGTTTTGTTAGATGTACCATCGTTACATTCAATCATTGTCATGTCTTGAATAATTTCGTTTGTTTGGTTCAATTGCTCAATGATTTGCGCAATTTTACCATTTGGATCCATACGAGTTTGTAAATCCAATAATGTAGGATTGTTAGTTCCAATTGTAGCCATTAATTAATCTCCTTTAATCTTTAAACATGGACGGATACATATTCCGTCTAATAGCTTCGTCAGATTGATTATTTGCAGGTCTGTTGTTCCCTGCGTTGCTATCTTCGCTTGCCATACCAGCGATATGTGCGAATAGTTGAATTACTTCTACACGATTCCCCAAGCCATTTTCAGCTAGGATTTCACGGATATTAGGAATTGTCTTTTCTACTGCTTCAACACCTGCGGCCGCTTGGCTAACAGTAGTATCGAATTTGTTGCCTAATACCTTTTTAGCGTTTTCTGCATACCCATCGTATTGTGCTTTGAGTGCTTCTTGCTTTTGGTTTTCGTAAGCCGTTACAAGATTGGTAGCATATTGATTACCAAACTTAGCCATCTGTAACGCTTGCTCTTGCGTAGCACCTACACCATTTAGCATTTTTGAAAACTCATCTGCGATGGTTTGGTCGACTTCGCCACCCTCAAATGCAGTTGAGAAATCATATACAGTAGGTTCTGCAGGTTGGTCGGTGTTAGTATCACCGCCACCGCCTAAAATCGTACTTTCTTGGTCTTGCGTGTTCGTGTCTTGTGGTGTACCACCATTTGCACTATCCGTGTTATTGTTTGTGCCTTGTTCTAAATTTTCATCCATGGTTATTCACCTTTCTTTAATTCGTTTTCTTCAAGCGTTTTAAAATACTTTTGCATCTGAATATTTTCAATTTGTGCTAGGTGGTATTTCTTAACACCCTCTACACCATCGCCAATCTTTCCTAGGTCATTTTGTAACAAAATAGCAACAGCCCTCATTCCCTCGTTAAAGAATGTTGTACTGTTGCCTGTGAATGATTGGCTATTCAGTTTTGCTCGGTCTAATATGCGATAAAAAAACCACCTACCGAGTTCATCACTCAGTACGTGGTTCAGCGCTTCAACATCACGCTCACGCATATAATCTCTTTTTTGTTTCATCTAGTACCCCATTCCCATTAACTGTTGCATTACAGGGTTTCCGTCATTTGCTGCTTCAGTTGCTTGTTTAGCTGCACTAGCCATTTGAGGTGCTAATTGTGCCGCTTGCATCATTTGTGCTTGTTCCTCTTGTTCTTGTTGTGCCTGTTGCTGTTCTTCCATCTTAGCTTGATATTCGTCATTCGATACAATTACTTTTGCAGGTACACCGAGGTTAACACCATAATAATCCGCTGCTTCTTCAAAGTTAAACTTTTGCAGGATGTTAGGATTGCCCTGTGCTAATGACATAAGGAACGCAAAATACTGTTCAATTGAGGTTAACGAAGATACTTTCTGAGCCTGCGCTAATGGTGAAATGTACTCTATCTTGACATCTTGTCCGTTTAACTCTTCCGCTAATGCTTCATCGATTGGTGGAAACACACCTGCACGATCTAATATCGCATAGGTACGTTCGATAATCGGATTAAGAAATTCAGATAGTAACCTTTCAACTACAGGCCCTAATTGTTGCAGTTTCTCTTGCGTGCGTTCCATGACTTCCCTTGCCGTCATTTGTCCATTGTCCATGTTATCGAGCATTAGGAATAAGTCAGCGCTATATGCACGCTTGATACTGTCTTTAACCTCAATAATTTGTTGCATAATCCAATCAAGATTGATACCTACATTAAAGATAGGTTCAACTTTACCGCCTGTATCGACTTCGGTTATACCGCCAGGAAATAGCGATACACTACCAATCACATCGGATGTAACTGCCATAGGTGGTTTTACCCCTAACTCAATAGCTGTTAATCGGTCTAGTTCCAACTTTTGCAACATCATCGCATCAGATTGTGCGAACCATGCACTACCTTTACCATAACCATTTAGATCATGTGTAGTGTGCCGTGCAATCGGAATAGGCCATTCTTCATAGCCACTATGTCGCAAGATTTCATCATCTCTACTCCCCTCAACCCAGTAAATAGAGGAGTAAGGCATATTCTTGTTACCCAATTTTCCGTTGCGGTCTTTGTTCTCGCACACTAGCCAACAAACAGTATATGTAGATGCATTACCCTTGCCGTCATCGTATGCATTTTTAATCTTTTCGGTACAGTTATCATACCCAAACTCTTCAACAAGTTGGTCGCAAGTCATGTTATACTTCCGCCCAAACGTGTTAACCTCACCATTAGCATTACATTCTAATGCGTAAGTGCCAATCGGATACGATGTGAAACGTACACCAACTTTACCATCAGGCATGATTGACATCGGTGCTTGTCCGAATGGTAGTTCCATATAGACTTGGTGAACAACATTGTAGAAATTGGATTTTGCAAATACTGCATACAATATTTCTTCACGTTCATCTAATACTTTTGCTACATCGCTATTTGCTGCCATATCAGTATTTTCCATGGTGAGTTTAAACCACTTACGGCTAGGCGGTGTCATTCCACTCATTACACCACTGGCAAATATCTGGCAACTTTCCCAAGCAATACCAGTAAGGATTTTATCGGTATACAACTTTGATTGGTCTTGTTCGCCATCGAATACACCAAGGAATGGCAACTGATAATCTCTAATCATTTTCCATTTCTCAACGTACTTTTGACGATTTGTGAACATCTGATTGAATTTTGTTTTTATTTTCTTGTAATCTCTAGGCTTTGTAATCTGCTTTTCTGTAGGTTGCCTTGCTAGGCTTGATAAGATAGTACTCATATTAACCGCCTAATGTTGTTTTGCCTGTTGCTTGATTTAAAGCACTAGCCAAGATTGTACTATCATAACCAGTTTTCTTACGCTTTTTATCGGCGAACCATTGTTCATCTTTCTTTTGCGTCATGTCATCAGTCTGTGCGACTGGTGCAGGTGCTGGTGTAGTAACACTTGGTGTTTTAGCTTTCATACACATTCACATTCCCCCTTTACCCAAATGGTTTGTACTCTGTATTAGCTACTCTTCTGTGATTGCCATTTACTTTTTTAGTGACCCTAAATGCAAAGGTCAAGGCCAATGCATCGCCTTTATTCGGTGATGGTAAGCCACGCTCTTTCATGTCTTTCTTGCTTTCAAGTTGGATACGGCCATTCTTATCGATGATTGCTTCTGGCCCTACGAGGTCATCGTACAATCCTTGTTCATTAGGAATTGAACCGCCCTCTTTCAGCCATTCTTTCATCTCGCCCCACATGTACGCTCTCATGTTGAGGTACATATCATTAGGCGATTTACCACCAAAGGCAACTAACCGCCATTTTCTACCCATTGACTTACCTATACTGTAAATACCAGTGCCGTACCCTTGGTCTATGAACACCGCATCTGCTTTGTATTCATCCTCAAATTGTGCAATGAGGTTAGCCATACGCATATCATCATCATTCTTTTCAATGGTTGCTAGGCACTTCATGTGATAGCCATTACGCATTACGATTTCTAGTGTATCGCCACCAGTCCATGCAGGGTCTACACCGATTATCGTTGGTAGGTTATTAAACTGTCCTACTTTGTATACTCGTTTCTGTGCTTCATCAACGATTGTTGCGGATATGAATTGTGTATCAGATGCACTAGGGAAAACACCCCTAACACGAATTTTCACAAAATCACTATCTTCTCCGTAGAGTTCGACCCATTCATTTAACAAAACTTTGTTTGAAACTTTAACAGTTCGACTGTCAATTTGTTCTGTGTGCCAATAATTGCGATACTTTCTAAAGCATTCTCTAAAACGCCCACTATTTTTAGTAGGGTTTCCAAATGCACACCATATAATCTCAGTTTCCTTATCCGTCAAAGCACCCTCTGCAACTTCCCAAATAATATCTGCTATAGAAGATGCCTCATCAAATATGATAAGGATACGATTTCCTTGATTATGTAGACCAGCGAATGCATCAGGATTGCTTTCCGACCACGGAATAGCATCTATTCGCCATGTTTTCTCGTACTGTTTGTCAGCACTAAATAAAGCTGTAGCAGTGTATGTAAATAGTTCCTTTCCTATAAACAGGTTGTACCACTTACTCAACTCCGCCCATGTTTTAGACGATAACTGTTTTTCTGTATTAGCAGTAACTACACCTCTTGTATTTTCGTGTGTGGCCATAGCAAACAAAATAAGAAACGATACTAATGTTGATTTTCCGATGCCATGACCTGATGCAATTGCAATTTTAATTGCCTTTGAAAGGCTTTTACCTTTCTTTAATTCATCCCCAATCTTTTTTAAGATTTTAATTTGCCATTCATCAGGGCCGTCAAAGTTTTCAAGTGGTGTTCCTTTTTCTCCCCAAGAGAAAGAAAAGTATACAAAGCCTAATGGATCATGAGTAAACGAACCCAATGCATCAATCAGTTGTGCCTTGTTGTACTTCATCAGATTTCACCCTTGCTTGTTTCATTCGGTCAGATATATCAATCTCTATTTCTGCATTAAGTTTTACCTTGTCAGTAAATAGCATGTGCCGTTTACCTAAAAGTTCGGCTGCTTTCGTTTTATCGGCAACAGATACATCTAAACCAAACGCATCTTTTTCTTCTCCACGAACAACCCTAGTTAGATATTCCAGCACTTCATCAGCAGTTGCGATTGTGTCTTTGCTGCGTTCGTTCATGACTGCATCTATATATTGGCGCACGTTTACTTTTGTCAACAACTGACTGGCTTTACTTCTTGCCGTCTTTTCTGAATATCCAGCAGTAATTGCACTTTGTGTTCCGTTGGTGGTCTTAACGTATTCATCAGCAAATATGCGTTCTTTCTTAGTTAGTTTTTGTGCTAATTCATTTATACTCGCCAATGCTACTCACCACCTTTATATGTCTTAACTAAAAAAAGTAACACCTCGTGTTGCTTGGTGCTACTGTACTCACTTTCTTTCTTATATAGTTGTCCTTGCTTGAACGTTTTCCCTTTCTTGTACTTATGAGGAAATGTCAGTTTGTATTCTTCCTCTGTGTACATTCGATTAACGATATACACCTTACACGGCTTATCGTACTTACTCCATGATTGCCTTACATCGACTACATACCGTCTACCATTCATTTGTAATGCTTTAAGTAATTTCTTTATCGTTGGTTGATAATTCACATTAAGCACCACACAATACCGACTATAATTAATACACCGCACACAATAGCTAGGCAATCAATAATACTTAATACGTTATCGTCTCTATGCTCAAACGCATATTTTGCTTTCGCCTGTAGGTCTTTGTTATCTAAATCTTGTGCAGCTTTTTTGAATAACGCTCTATCCTTAATGAATTGTTTAATCGCTTTAATCATTTTAGTACTTCACCACCTTTCCGTTTTAGCTTCCCATTAGATCTAACACACAAACCGCATGTACTTTTTCTTGCGTTCCCCTGTGTGATATATGTTTGGCATAATCCGTCATACTCAACGACATTAGCCGTACATTTCCCTTTCTTGTTGTTTAAGCATTTGCTTTTACAACACAATATATCAGTCATCATTTCTCCCCTTTTGATAATTTTATACAAAAAATGAGATATATCGCCGTGGATATATCTCATTATGTGATAGTTTTATTCATTTTTATTGCATACTCAAAACCAAAGTTATATAGTTAGCTATTCGCCAACACGAGCATATGAATTGTAATCATGGTTAGCTCACTCTGTCTAACTCTCGCACAACACTCGGTTCCCAACGGAACATATAGCTTTAGTTTTCAATATACAATTGCACTCTCTAAACTAATATCGCCAGTTGTTTGTAGTATGTAACATTTTTTCGCTTAAGGTTTTATCTCATGAAACGTATAGTTGGTTGTTATTCGCAATATTGGAAAGGATTATATGTGCGGTATTAGTTTACAAAATGCAATATAAGAGGTGCGGTACAGTTAGAAATTAATATAGATTGTAATGACTTAGAAACAATACTCGTTGATTTTCAAATACAAAATATAAAACCGCACCTCAATTGCTATTTAGTTTTTTTTGCAACACCTAGTGTTATGAATGATATAAGATTACTGCCCGTGTTTGTAACCTTACACCTTATATTCTACTATATGTTGACTTGGACTTATACGGACATTTGTGGACATTTATGGACATTTGCGGACAACTTTTCGCCACATTCAATCAATGCTCGTTGCTTATATCGTTTCGCCTGTTTAGCCGAGTAATTCCCAATCATTTTGTAAGCATCTTCCGTTGTGGTATTCAATATGTACTCATATCTTAGAATGACCGCTCCTAGTTTTTCATCAAGGCTATCAATCAATGTGATCGCATCGCATTTCAATTCCGCTAATCGTTCAATTTCCTTGTTCCGTTTTTCTGCAGTATCCATAAATTTAGCTATACTGCCTTCTAATCCTTGCGGAGTGCCACCGCCTGTTACTCTATCTTTTGAGTAATCGACAGCACCTATCGAGGTTATATTGCCCCTTAACTGCTCTATTTCTTCCTTGATAGATGCTATTTGTACATCTACTAACTTAACAGGCTGAAGGTGTTCAATAGCTAAATTGATTAATTCCTGTTCGCTCAAATATTACTCACCCTTTCTATGTCTTTCACAATACATCTCGTAATTGGATTGTGCAAATTCTCTTAATTCCTTTGCCTCACCATCTGTTAAATGTCCGCACATCGGTCTATCATATCTAAACCACCACTCATTGTGTCTATACAAAATGATATAGCTACTAAATCCGTCATATACCCTCGGTTTGCATCTGCTATCACCACATTTAATAGTTAAGCGTTTTTCTTCTTCTGTAATTCTAGATAAACACCATAACCCAATCATTTATACCTCTTGTTCTTTTTTCCGTCGCATTAACGCATTACCCCATTCTTCCTTACGCTCATTTTCAACAAAATCCATATATTCAAATAATGCTCTTTTCCGTACCAACCTTGTATATTCTTCTAATGACATTCGTCCTTCTCTCAAATCGAACATACTTATCATTACTGCAATGTTTGCACCACCTATACAATATTCAGCGAAAATACCATCTAGCCTTCTTCTTATAATAGGCTTATATATATCGTTCCCATGCACTATTGTTAATGCACTTGATAATAGTTCAAAGTCAATCATAGTTACCTCTTATGATAAGGCGGATATTTCACCGCCTATACCTATCCAACCAATACTTTAATCAAAATCACAAACCCAAATATCAAAACTACTATCGATACACCCATGATCGCATTAAAAAATAACTCTTGTGCAAATTGGATTGCCTTTCTATTATTTTCTGCATTCATATTAGCCATTACCTTGAAATCTTTTGTTTTTGTTTGTAGCTTATCTACATCACCTGTATATTTCCCTATTGGTGTACACATTTATTTACCAGCTTTCAATTCTTCAACTTCCGCTACTAATTGATTTACCAACTCTTCAAGTTGTTTGATTTTACCTTTATGGTTAGTTTCGTATTCACTACCTTTACCAAGTCTAAAGGATACACCTGCGTTAATCATTTTGTTGGCCAATGTAGCACCCAAGCTAAACATTACATGCTCTGTTGGTGCATAGAACATACCAAGTGCTACATCATTTGCGTTTTTATAATGTCCATAACCTACCGCAAATGTTAGTTTGTCATCGGAATTGTAACCGAGATAGTGTAACGCACTTAGTGCTGCATTAGATGCACCAGCTTTTGCCACTTCATGCATCACGTTTGAGATTTGACCTACTGTATTACGCTCTAAATCTGTAATGCGTGTTTCATTGTTATTAATTCTATCCGTATTATTCAAAATGGCTTGGCTATTTTGCCCTACACGCTCGTTTGTAGCGGTTAGAGTGTATTTAATCGTTGTAAATCCGTTATCCACCTTAGAGGTCAAATTAGAGATATTCGTAGTATTTCGTGTAACTCGTTTGTCTAAACAGTTCACATCTTTTTGAAGTTTTGCAATGTGCGTTCCATTTGTTTCAATCTCGTCATACGCTGCGAACAGTTGGCTTCCGTTTACTGCATCTAAACTGCTAGGGTCTACACGGCCTGCACTTACATTGTGCAGTTGTCGGTGGTAGTTACTAATTCCGCTGTATGTATCGCTTTTCTTGCTACCAAAGGATACTACGCTATTAGGACTTTCACCTGCGAACACGTGAGTTACCCCATTTAATACAACTTGTCGAACACCTACAGGGTTATCCGTTTGGCTGTTCGTACCAATCGCTACGCTATTCTGAACAGGCGCTGATGCATTGTTACCGATGACTACCGCATCGATACCACGCACTACGCTGTGTGTACCAACTACTACAGCCCCTTGATTATCTACTGTATTGTTAGCACCTAATACAGTTTGTTCTTTGTTGTTGCCTACGTAATTGTTGTACCCAATCACGCTTGCTTGGTCGGCTTCAATTGTTCCGTTGCCACCACCGATTACAACGCTATCATTTCCTGTTACTTTATTATCACGGCCAATTGCAATTGTATTTGTGCCTGTAACTACTGTATTTGCCCCTACGGCTACAGAATTGTAACCGCTTACTACTGGTGCTTGTGTGTTAGGCTCTACAGGGCCTGTAACCACACCATTTGCAAACACATTGCCACCAATTACACCCATAATCATTGTTGCTAATACTAATTTGTTCATATTTGTTTTCTCCTTTTACTGTCTTTCTACTGTCTACTTACTGTCTTTTCTGTCTATCTACTGTCTTTTTCATTTGCCAGTACTACCATATCCACCATCGCCACGTTCTGTTTCGCTGAGTGTTTGTGCTTCTTCTACATCTACCACTGCGATTGGTACGATGATTAATTGTGCGATGCGATCACCTCTAAATATTGTGTAATCATTACAGGATACATTTTCATATGCGATGCTTAATTCTCCTCTATAATCTGCATCGATAATTCCTACGCTATTTGCACATCTTAGAGGTGTTTTGCTCATACTGCTTCTTGGTACTAATAGCCCCATATGTCCTTTAGGTATTTCTACTGCTATCCCTAATGGTATTTTCTTTTGACTGTCAGCAGGTACTTTAATCTGAAAAGGGCAATATAAATCTAATCCAGCTGCATCCTTACTACCTCTAGTCGGTAGTTGTGCGTATTCATTTAATAGTTTCACTAACATTATTCCATTCTCCCCAATTCTTCGCTCTAACAACTCTATTGCTAGATATATTCAACTCATCCATAATTTGCCTGTTTGTTAAACCTTTCTTGCATAGTTCAATAACCTTATCAGTCAATGCAAATTCATCTTGTATGCTTCTTTTTGTAGGCAATCCCCTGCCTTTGTCAGTAACAATATGTATAGCCTCGCTTATATCCAGTTCGCCCCATACTACTGATGCTAACGCTAACCAGTTTTTGCAGTTGTGTGGGATTCCATATGTTGATGTATTAACTGCCATTACTCAATCCGCTTTCTTTATACATTTCAAACCAATCATCCGCCCTCATGGTGATTAACCATTTAGCATTATTCTTTCGATGTGCCACGATTGGCATCACGTTTTTATGTTCGCTATCGTGAATTGCTTGTGCCATTGCTTTGTCTATGTTTAATGCTTGCACACGTTTTACTTCGATGTGGATATTAGGTAATCCAACACAATCGCTGGCATCACCTGTATTTCCACAATACTGTTGCGTTCTTCTCACATCAAATCCATGTTCCTTACATAGACTAGCAAATTCACGTTCACCTCTTGCTCCTTTTTGCTTGCTATTTATTGGCACTCTTCATCACCGCCATCTTTCAAGCATTGATTACACATTTTCTTGTACACATCAACATACGTTTCTCCCGTATCTCCGTTATATGTAACTTCGATATATTTTTTGATATATACACCGCTTACCAATGCTTTCCAGTTTTGTAACGTTTTGCAGAACCATACTACATACATATCACTAGGATCTAGTCTGTCAGCACTGCAATCTAACTCGTTTAATAAAACTGTTCTTGCTGCATTGATTGCTTTTTCTTGTAATTCGTACATATTTTTATTCTCCTTTAAAAAACACAATCCATATCGTCTTACCTCTGCGTTGGCCAAATATTGGCTTACTAGGAAATAACCCTTTAAGCATCGGTAACGTGATTTGTTCTTCATTCCACTTAAAAATCATCGTTCCATTTGGCTTTAATACTCTCCAACACTCTGACAAGCCTTGTTCAATATCCTCTTGCCATGTTTTTTCTAACTTCCCATATTTCAATGCTAGGAACGATTTATCACCAACATTTATTAAGTGTGGTGGGTCAAACACTACGAGGTAAAAACTTTCATCGTCAAAAGGCATTTTGCGGAAATCCGCGATCACATCAGGTTTTACAATCAACTTCCTACCATCACATAGTGTTGTATCTAATGTGCGTTTATCCATGTAACAGGTTTCATTATGTTCTTTATCGAACCAAAACATTTTAGAACCACAACATGCATCTAGTATTTTCATATACTATAAACACTTACTCATTAACATCTGTCTCTTATACACATCTCCGAGCCCACGAGACTAAGGCGAATCTC